TTTGCCCCTTTAACAAAAAATGCGGTACACCATTTTCAATTAGATTTAATAACAAATATGCACTATGTACAGTACAACAATGTTCTATACATAGTGCATTAAAAAGGTTTTTATTACATTGGAATCAGATTGTCTGTTGTTATGTCAATGTCGTAAAGTTGTAATGAATCAACATTTTCTAATGTAAGCCATCCTGTTCCACCAGAATTTAGTACATAGAATTTAACGTATAAATTACGCCCACTAATTCTAATTGATGCTTCTGTTGCTAAAAAACCAGATGCACTATGTAGAACGCCTTTACATCTACCAACTGCACCGAATTTTTCATCACGTCCAATCACATCGGCATTATTGAGTACACCAAGATTAGTTTCCGAACCGTCTAATTTATAAGACGCTATTTTTGTGTCGAAACGTATTGTTAATACTTGTGTTTTAATGCCAGATATATTATTGTGAGTATATGTGTATGATTCAGTAAATGTCTGAATAACACTATTATCTATAGCTGGTGTAAAAGTGTATTGACCTTCTGCGACATAATCAATAGAGCCACATCTTAAAAAATTAGTGAGTTCTTTAGCAATAACGGTATAACCTTCTGCTGTAGCGTGTAACCCATCTGGTGAAAAATATGCTGTATGGTGAAGTATGTTTTCAATGTTACCAACGTATATTCCGCCATTTGTTATTGCACCATCTTTATAAGCTGTAAAGACCTTATAAAATTTGCTGATTGATGTACCCCACCACGAAAAACCTACCATACCTATAATAACTGTGGCATTCGGACATTTTTCACGTGCTACATTGAAAAATTCATTTATACCTGCTAAGATTCTTTCTGTTGTTTCTGGTGCGTCATTTGCACCACCAAGTACAACAATAGCGTCAATATCATCACCATTTTCAAGTGGGTAATTGTTTAGTGTGTCCTGCCAATGATTACCACCTGTTAATGAAAAAGAAGCCCCACCTTTATAAATAGGAATAGCGTGTTCAGAATCCATACCCAAATAATGTATAGTTTTACTCAACCATCCATCTGAATATTTTCTTGTGTATGTGTTCGGATTTGTTCCTATACAAATAGTACCCTCTGCGTAACTATCGCCCATAAAAATAATGTGTTTGTTTTTTATACCATTACCAGAAAAAGACCAACCATTTTGTTCTACATCATTTTTTCTATTTGTTGTTTCATCATTTATTTTTGTATTTAATTTTTCCACTTCATCATTTACTTTGACATTTAATTTTTCCACTTCATCATTTACTTTGTCATTTAATTGTTCTACTGATTGCCTATATAGTTCAACCTGTGAATTGTAGTTTCCTGTTACAACCCAGTATTCTTTATTTGCAATGTCAACTCCAATCGGAACAGGTTTTTTGCTAGTATAACTATTACTTAAATAAGTAACAATAGTTAATGCTTCATAACTTCTTTCTTTATTCCACTCAATAGGGTCAGCGAATGTTGGTACATATCTTGCACCGATGTATTGTCTTGTAGCCATAATTTTTTCCTTCCTTCCTTAATAAATAAGCACTAGTCTACCATATTCTGTATTTGGTATTTCAACATCCAGTCCAGTAGTTTCAAAAGTAATGTCAGCCCACTGTTCTGGAATATAATATACAAAATAACCGCTATCAGTTATTTCAACAAAAATCATTGTTGCTAGGTATTTTTCAATAATTTTTTCAATATACGTAGTATCAAAATTATCAATCCATTTTTGTATAACATTTATTTCTTCTTGTAACTTAGTTAGTTCATCAGTAAATTCTTTTTGATTTTCAATCATATTGTTAATATATTTTACTATTTTACAAAGAATTTCATAATAACTTAAACTATCATCATAAACTAAAGGTAAGACCTTTTGACACCAGAATTTGAAAGTAGGTAATTCAATAAAATTACTATTATTCATTTCAATCTCCTTTCTTTACCACAGTCCAAAGAATAAGTCATTAAACTCGTTAATAACTTGCATATCAATGTTAAGAAGTGTATCTCTAAACTTATTTAACAATGTGCTAAAACTTTCTGTTCCTTGTTTGCCTGTGATAGTTTCTACATAATTTTCAGTAGTGTTAGTAACACCAGTGTTACTTGTGGTATCATCTAAACTTATGCTAGAACTACCAGTAGTTTTATTATTTGTTGTTTCATTTTCTGTGTTAGTAGTTTCAGCTGTTCCTGTTGTACTTGTATCTTCTTTATTAGTTTCAGTATTATTGTCTGTAATTTTTCTTGCGTTAGTAAGATAATTTTCATTTTCTATACCAGTAATAGCACCTTGCGGTGTATCGGAGTATAAATCATACTTTGTATCATTACCACTATTAGTTTTATTTATTGTTCCTTCACTAGTATCAGCTGTATTGATATTTCCTGTTAGATTTCTAGTTTTTTCTCCTTTATCTTCTTTTGTTTCTTTAGTTGTTTGTTTTCTTGTTTCATCCTCTGTGCTACTACCATCAGCTTTTCTATTATATTCTCTAGTTAATTCTACGTCATGCATAGGGTTGAATTTAATTTTAGCACTTTCATAGAGTTGGTTGTAATATGGCATAATTTCTTCAAGCCTTGTATTCATCCAAAGTAGCCATACACCAACGGTTTCACACCCAATTTCTCTTAAATAGTAATGTTTTAAAATCTTTTGACAAAGTACACTTCTATATTCTTCATCAAAAAATGGTGTATTTGTTGTAAATATTTTATTCCATGAATTTGCAATAACATTATTTACGTCATTACTATTTACAGAAATATCCAACCCACTTTTTTCTTCACAAATAAATCTTACTTCTGTAGTGTATTTACTCATTGTTTACACCTCACTTGTTGTATCATTACCAATGCTATTGGTATCATTGTTATCAATTTCTTGGAAATCTTCACGGTAATTTACTTCAATATTAGTGCCAAACATATCGTTAATTTTTTTCACAGCTTGTCTCCTGCTTTCTAACCTACTATATCTGCTAGCAATAGTACCACCTTGATTTCTGGTTACTTCATCAGTAATCAACCTTTCTTTCTTTTGAATGTTGATATTACTTATACCAAGGTAAGTCAATGCTTCGTTCCATATCTGTGTCTTTAATTGATAAAGTTTATCACATACATATGGCGCACCAGTTTGTATTGATTTAAGTGCTGATAAGTCCAAGTTTTTATCACCAAAAATGAATGGTGCATTACCATCAAATTCCTTGTATAAGTTTAAAAGCGTTAATCTTTGTTTTTCAGTTCCTTGTACTAAAACAGGCGTTTTTTGTGCATTTGCATTGACATCAATAATTCTATCAATGTTATATAACCTTTTTGCAAACATCTTAACATCTAGTATACTATTTGTGTGCAAATAATTATTCCAGATTATAACACTATTACTTTCTTTTAAAAGTCTTTGATAATTGTTATATCCAGAATATGCTCTGCGTAAAATAGGGTCACCATAAACGCCAAGCCTTCCGTTAGCTATACAGTCTAAGCATAAGTTACCAAGAATATCATCATCAAAGTAAACCATACACCCAGTTTCAAATAGATGTAATTCAAGATATCTTTGGTCTATGCTAGCAGGTAAATTCTTCCATTCAAACATACATATAGCCAACTCTGTTAATCTGTTAATATATTGTAGATATGTTAAGTTATTCAGTATAGCACTGTCATCAAATATATCTGTAATACCACGTTTTCTACTCATTTTAATTCACCACCTTATACTGTATTATCTAAGTTATAATTACCTACCTCTGAACCGTCCTTCCAAAAGGTAATTCCTTTATCATATATTTCACAGATTTTTCGCATATCATCGGATGGTACACTACCAGTTATTGTCGCACCAATAGTTTTAACATAATTCCAGTGCGGTCTGCTGTTTCTATTTGGTTTTTTAATTTTGTGAATAGCATACCCAAACATGGTAAAATAATCGTCAATCATTTTAGCATATTCTTTTGTAACGCTACATCTTCCACCATAAAACTGTTGTTTAGCGTTTGCAACATTACCACCGCCATTGTTCATGTTTCCTTTGCTTATGTCTGACGCTATAGATGCTTGATAAAATTGTGACATAATACTGCTGACTTCACCTAGTACACCACTCCCTATAGCCGCTGCTGGGTTCGTACTATATGCCCCCGCTATACCAATTTTTCCAGCACTTGAAACAGCATTCAAAATAAGTGGTACGCTATTTTGTGCTACCCATGTCTGATAAGCGTTAAAATTCCATGAACACATAGGATAGTTATTTAACTGTATACTCTCCGTATTTAATGTGGTGTAACCGCCAAGTTCACTAAATTCGTTAACACCTTTATAACTACAAGGGCGTAAAATTGCTATGACTGGTTGTGTTACTGTTCCGCTTATTTCTACTACTGGTGTACGTTTATCAAAAAATTCATAACGTAAAGACAGTTCACTACCACTTGCATTATCTATGTGATAGAAATTGTATGGATATGTGTATAGCTTTTTATTTTTAGGCTTGTAACCATCAAGCGTATCATTTGTTGTAACTGCTTCTAGTGTTATTGTTGTTTTAGAAGCAGAAGCACCATATGCAAGTCTATGATTTTCTGGTATTGTTCCACCTACAAATAATTTTGGAAACATATAAACACCTATTACTGATTCTGGTTTTTGTATATACTCACTTATTTTTGCGTTTATACTTTGTACATCCGTGCTATCATAAGCCCATAATTGTGCTGACCCATATATACCGTCATATAATGTGCCATCCACTGTGCTTGTTGTATCTACTATAGCAATACAAACACACATATCTGTCATTCCAACTATAGCTTGATAATCGTTCATTATATATTCGCCTGTTGCAACTGTTTCTGGTTCTATATGTGACCCTATAATATCAGTTTCAGTGTGTTCTCGTTCAATGAAACAATAATCTGGTTCACAATTAAAAAACCATGTTTGCATAACATCAATTTCAAAATAAACATCTGAGCATTCATTGTTAACAAATTCAACTGCTGTAATGAAAGCATAAAACCACTTGTTTCCATATGCTGTATTCTGGAACATCATATAATTGCAATCATATAAGCTGTCAGCTTTTATACCCACCCTTGCTACACCCTTTTTTACTCTCTGATATGTGTAGTTTGTAAGGTTATATTTCTGCAATGATATGAAGTAAGTGTACTGGTCTGTTGACGATGAAAAGTAAATTGTGTGGTCGTATGCTGTGTCAAGGGGTACATTTTTAAGTAATCTTATATTTGTTGTAGGTTGTATATACATACAATAACTCCTTTTTTATAAAGGGTACACCGTATTGATGCACCCCCTTATGTTATAATCTTACGCCTTGTTAAGTGTAACAGTCGTATCAACAGTAGTAGCACCGTTAACAGCAGTAGTAGCTGTATAAGTTGTACCGTTAATATCAGCAACAAGTGTAATATCTGTTGCAATTTGTGACGATGGAATAATAAGACCACCATATTTCTGAACAGCAATTCCTGCTTTGGTGAGTGCTTCTGTCTGAACAAAGTTTACATTCTGCGGATTAAGTTCTGCACTTTCAAAGTCTGCACTAATAGTAAAGACAGTAGCTACATCACTTTCATCTTTAGCGTCCACATGAACAGTAATAGAAGCAGGTAACGCAATGTCAGCTGTAGATGTCACGAACACAACAGCGTTTGCGAACGGTGAATTTGACACCGTTTTCCACGTATGATAAAAGTAGTTCCAGTACAAACCAGAAGCAACATATTTCTCCGTGAATTTGTTATTATTGTCGTAAACTTGAAACCAATTTTCATCCAGAATGACAGCCTTTACGTTTGCTAATAGTGCTAATTCATCTGCTGTAACTTCGTCGATTCCATCAGAGTTTGCCCTGATAATATCAAACCGTTCATTGTCAAAGTCAGTCCAGTTATCAATGATAAACAATCTACCCATGAAATCAGCTTTATCCATGTTGAATGCACTTGCAAGTACATTTACGTCAAACTGTGCGTTGAACAAAGCGTCCATAAAGATAACCTGTCTGTCTTTAGGTGTGTTAGTCTTAACAGTGGCTTCATTGTAATCACTAGCAATAAAAGGTAACAAATTAGAAGTACCTCTAAACTGTACAGCCGCTTCACTAAGGTCTGTACCCGCCCCAATAGAAATAGGAAACATTTTTCCGTGACTGATTGCTTTAACAAGTAGATATTTAAAGAGTAGAAATTCATCGTACTCTGCGGCGGTGTAAACACTATCAACAATCTTAGCGATAAGATTCTGAACACCATCAATACTAAGGAATGCCTGTCGTAAATCTTCATCCTGTATGGTAACAGGATACATTACACGCCAATTCATTGTGTGAAATGCCGAACGCACATCTGGAATAGTTCTCTGGAACTCACGTCCTACTGCTTTTTCTACATTGAAGTCAACAGCTTTTGCAATAGACACAAAAATATCTTCTACTGTTTCACCATATTCAATGTATCCCTTTTTAAGCATAGAATAAGGGTTGTTAAATGTTGCACTCTGTACACGTACGATTGCAATTCTGTTTACCAAAGCATTGATAAACTGGTTTGCAAAAGCAGGTGTACCATAGATAATTTCTCCCACTTTAGGGATGTCATTGACAGTTTTAACCTTAGGAACATTCTGCTGATAATCATAAGAAGCGTTCTGTCTAATTACATTTAAAATGTCAATGGTTGACGCATTAAGCGTACTGTTAGCAATTCTTCTTGCCATAATTTTATCTTCCTTTCTTTAATAAATTTATTGTTAAACTGTGGTAAACAGTTCATCAAACGTAGTTGGTTCTGACTGTGGTTCTGGACTAGGTGGTTCTTCATAGGTAATTGGTTCAGAACTGAAAAAACGGTCAGTATATTTTTTTCTCCATTCAGCGTCATTTTCTTCATACTTAGCTTTCCAGTCCACACCATCACCCTTTGCTTTTTCTTCTAAGTCTGATAATGTATCTGTGACATCTTCAAGAAATTCTATTGTTTCATCATCACTTTGATTTCCCACTCTGTTTTTTAATTTTTCAAGAATTTCTTCTCTAGTTTTTACTGCCATAGTATTCTCCTTTCTATGATATTTTTGTCCACTTTGTAACATCAAATAGATTACTCAGTCTTAATGTAAGTGGATGGTTTGGTGACAACATGATTGAACCATCTTTTGTCACCATAATTGTAAATCCCTCTTCATGTTTATAAGTACCCTCGTTAAATAACATATTTGTTTCTCCTTTCTTATTAGTGATTGTATTTATCTGTTTACAGATACCATATCATTGACAAGTTTCTGAATAACAGAATAGTTGTAACCTGCTGATATAAGTTTATTCTTTCTTGTATTACCTTTACCCCATTTTCCTGCAATAACTTCTCTTGCAATTTCTTCATTAGATTTTAAATCAGTACCATACCAAATTGCATTTACTTTTGCCTTAACAACATCATAATCATAACCTGCTTTTGTAAGAAGTTTTTTCCTCTTATTACCATTACCCCATTTTCCTGCAATAACTTCTCTTGCAATGGTATCAATAGAAACTCTATTGTTTATTACTGTGTTATCACCTGCATATCTAAGGTGAACATCCCACCCACCAGAGTATTCATAATAACTTCTTACACATATTTCCTTTCCAGTCTGGTCGCCTGTTTTACCACCGCTTGTCATGCCTTTTTCATTGATAGAAGCATGAACTATTTTGTTATTTGAAATGCTCATTACGACGTGCTTATTTCTTTTTAGGTGTATATCACCTGCTTTCCACGGTGCTTTACAACTAACAAAACCTACTGCTCTAAGTTGTTTCTCAAGATTACCAGTCCATGAGTGTGGTGATACATCAAAACCTGCTTTGTGAAGTGCTGTACCGACAAGTGAAGAACAATCAAAGTCTGGACTATTTCTGTGCTTCTGGTCGTATCCGTGTGTGTTATCATTTGCTGTGTCAATCATAAACTGAACTGCTTTCATAATGTTTGGCATAATTTAATCTTCCTTTACATCAAAAATGTGAAATAATTGCATTAGCTTTTCTGGCAAAATGTCTGGGTTAATCTTGCATATGTTTTCAAGTATTGATACTAATTCTATGGTACACACATAAAGTATAATAATAGGTAAGATTGAAACACCAATCTGAAAACCTATCAATGCCCCTTCATTATCAACCAACCACGCAACAAAGTAGCATAATATAAAGCCAACCTTTTTAAAAAGACCGTCACGCAATTTTGATGACTGAATGTCTTTGTTCTTGATAGCTGTAATTATGCCTGTGGTAAGGTCTAATGCGTTGAAAACCATAGCAATAATTATAGGGTAAAACTGTTCCATTTCTTTCACTCCTTTCTTTGTTATTTATATCAATTATAGCATATCGCTAGACAAATTGCAAGATATATGTTAAAATATATATTAGAAAGGACGTGATCGTAAATGGGTAAGTATTATGATGGTACTAAACTTTTATCTATGTTAGATATAAATGGTAACAAACCAGAAATTTATATGTGTACAACTAACCGCACTGGAGGTAAAACAACATATTTTGGTAGATTATGCATCAATAGATTTTTAGATAAAGGTGAGAAATTTGGACTTATTTATAGGTATAACTATGAACTTGATGATGTTGTTGATAAGTTTTATAAAGACTTAGGTAGTTTGTTCTTTAAAGAACACGAAATGACAAGTAAACGTAAGGCAAGTGGTATCTTTCATGAATTATTCTTAGATGAAAAAAGCTGTGGTTATGCCTTAAGTCTTAACAGTGCTGACCAGATTAAAAAATACAGTCATTTATTTTCTGATATTAAACGGATGATATTTGATGAATTTCAAAGCGAAACTAATCACTATTGTGCTGATGAAACTAAAAAACTACTTAGTGTACATACGTCAGTAGCAAGGGGGCAAGGTGAACAGGTAAGATATGTGCCAGTTTATATGATTGCTAATCCAGTATCTATAATAAACCCATACTATATTGAAATGGAAATTAGTACAAGACTGAAAGATGACACAAAGTTCTTACGTGGTGATGGATTTGTGCTTGAACAGGGATTTATTCAAAGTGCAAGTGAAGAACAAAAAAGTAGTGGTTTTAACCGCGCATTTGCAAAAAATGCATATGTTGCTTATAGTAGTGAATGCATTTACCTTAACGATAATAAAAGTTTTATTGATAAGCCAAGTGGTAAAAGCAGATATATTTGTACACTTAAATATAAAGGAACAGATTTTGGCGTAAGGGAATTTACAGAAGATGGTTATATTTATTGTGATGATAAACCAGATATTACTTTTAAAACCAAAATAACGGTAACAACAGCAGACCATGAAATGAATTATGTTATGCTTAAAAGAAATGACTTTTTCTTATCTAATCTTAGATATTTATTTGAACGTGGTGCGTTCAGATTTAAAGATATGAGATGTAAAGAAGCTGTTCTTAGCGCATTAAGTTACTAGGTATCTTCTCATGTTTCCATCAATGAGTGGATAGGGTAGCACACTTGAAACAATAGTGCCTATACCATTTGTCGTTTTTGCTGAACGCTTTGTTTGGTACATGAGTTAAAGATATAAATAGATAGCAGGGACACGAACTTAGTTCGCCCCTGCTATTCTTATTTATGTTTTATTTATCACCTGTTGAACCAAAGCCACCACGATTTCTTTCTGATAATTTTGATACTTCAACAATGTAAATAGGATGCTGGTGTTCAATAATTCTAAACTGACAAATTCTTGTATTCTTAGATATACTTATTTTTCTAGTAGCGAATGCAGGAAAATACCATTCATCATTGTTACCACAATATGTTTCATCAATTAGTCCAACGCTGTTTGCTTGAATTATACCGTACTTCTTAAATGTTGAACTTCTAGGTATCATCAATGCCTCATATCCTTTGGGTAACATCATAGCAACTCCAAGTGGTATCAGTTTGAACTCCCCTGCTTCAAGTGTAATATCTTCTGCTACACGTAAATCAATCCAATCTCCACATTTAAAAGCTTCAGTCTTATCCATTCCAGTTCTCACATATTTAATGCCAATAGTTTTAACTTTCATAATTTTTCCCTTTCTCTATTGAATCACAATATTCTGTTCCATATAATGCACAATCATCACACCCTTCGTAATATCCGCATTCTTTACAATCACAATGTTCATAGTCATACTCTGGAAATTCATCCGCTAACGCATTTGGACAACAACCATTTACACAAACTAACCCAACATAATTCATACAGCGCATAGTGTTTACCTCATTTCATATGTCGTGTCGATAAGTAGGATACCGCCACGTATTCTTTTTGGTCTTAATTTTCCGGGAACTTTTAGTCCTACTTTAAAGTCACTAAGATTTCTTTTTATCGGTTTACCTGTTTCTTTTTCAAATAAAAAATCTTTTTCATCTTCACTCCATTCCTTAAACACTTTTGTTGACTTATCTTGATATCCACTAATGTCTGCCTTTCCATCAAGTGACGCTTGAAATAAATCTTTACATTTCTGAGACATACCTGCACACTTAATATTGTTATACGGTTTTCTAGGTTTACCATCTTTATCTAACAACTCTTCAAGTGGTACACAATTTTCGTGTGTTACGTGTTCAATATATGTCTTTTGTCTTGTAAAAACAGCTACATCCCAACAGCTTTCTAATTTCCAACAACAAAAGTCTTTATCATGCACTTTAATACCAACAATATCTTCTGGTGCAAGGTCACAATGAATGCTGTCTGTATCTGCATATATAAAACCTCTCTTGTCTTTACCATAGTAATTTTTCTGCGCTACTCTGATTGTAAAGTTTCTTGCATAACTTGTTATAGCTGAACCAACAGGTATATAACCTGCTTTCTTGTTGGCTTCAGCAACTGGTAAAAAGCCTATAGTTTTGTCCTCTTTGACATAAGCAAGTTTAAAGCTACTATCCTTACTACTTGCCATTTTACCATATAAATTGTTCAGAAATAATTTTGCCAACTCACGCAACGCTCCTTTGCTTTCCAGTTTAATTTTCTTGTACTTGTCAATATACTCATCAAAGATACCTATTTCACTATAAAACCAACAACCGTCTAAAATCTCAAAGTCTACAAGTTCATAGTGTTCTTTCAATAACTCATAGTCAGTCATTGTTAAAACTAACTCAACTCTTGTATCGTGAATGTTACCGTCTTTGTCAGTGTAATGTGTGTAATACTCACCAGTTCGTTTGTCGTATACATCAGATGTTTCAAGTGCTTCTGTACCTTTATACAATAGTGATGATTTTATTTGTATGAATGGTAACTTATCTGGTTTGATGTAGAATCTTGTCTTAACTCTAACAAAGTAATACCTATCATCTAAAAGTGCAACATCTGGTATGATGTTTCCTTTCCAGAAATGCGGTACACCTATTGGGTATCTGTTTCCGCTCTCACTACTCATCATACTAGGATACAAAGAGTTTACATCTGCTGTTGTTCCATTTGTGAAAATCTTGTTTTCTTTACCCTTAACAAGATAGCACCAACCACCTCTATACGATTTGCGTATATATTCTCCTGCATTGATATACCTATGTGCTTTTTTGTCTATCGTCATGGCATAAACATCTGGAAACATTTCATCATAATCCAGTATGTTCTTTGTTGAAGATTTACAAATTGACTTATATTCTTCTAAGCAACATGAGCCTATTGTTAATTTGTCGTGTCCTTGTTGAAACATAATCTCTAATGCTTCTTTAACTACAAGAACATCATTAGCAATGTATTTTTTTTCTTTATCTGTTATTACACAACCAGCATACCTAAAACCAGTGTACTCCATGTCAAGTTTCTTATGCTTTGTACCAAAACTTTCTCCAATACGCTTTACACTAAACGGCAGTAATTTCAAAGAATCTCTAATCTCTATAAAGTGATTATTGACTTTTATAATAATGCTGTACCACATACCTTTATCAGATATGCTATACTTGAATGACTTATTTTCCATAAACTTCTCTGGTAACCATTCAACATCATTTTCACGTTCACCTACCTTTTTATATGCTTGCTTATATCCCTTATCAATCAATAGATAAGATAACCAAAAAGCACCGTCAAATTTCAAGTTATGATAGTACGCTACTATGTTACATTTCTGCGCTATAAAATAATCAAATTGTTCTCCAATGCTATGAAAAATATTGACATCTTCTGTGAACAATTCGACGGACGCACTAGCCCATACTTCTGTAGTAACCTGCCCTTTATACACGGTTGTTTCAAAATCGCACATAAAATAGCGATATTTTTTGACCTTCATAGTGGGCTACTATAATCTTCTTCTTCTTCCATTGCGTCCATCATTTCAGCCTTAAACAACTCTCCTGCTTCTGGCAAATAATCTAACATTTCAGACATATATTGTGTTAGCTTATCCTGTGAGTAAACTATCTGATATGTCACTATCAAACCTGCTTCTGCGCCATCGTTCAGCATTGTTGCAACATCATGCACATCATTTGTTGCTAGTATTCTATCTAACCATGATAATAATAAATTACTAGCGTATTCATTAAATTGTCTCACGTGTGACTTAAAACCAGTTATAACAACAGCATCAAAAAATGATACATCTTCTGACACATTCTCTGGTGGAACAAAACCTTTTGTGTTAGTAGGTTCTTGTGTGGGTTGTGCCAGTTTATATTTTTTAGTTTCTACGCCTTTCTTTACTCTACTTATAAACTGTTTTATACGTCTAACTTGTTTAAAAAAAGCACGTTCCGTAGGTGTCTGTTTGTGCCTTTTTGCCATAGTGTACACCCCCTATAAATAAAAAATATGGAAGCACTTTAGTTTGGTGCTAATAGTGCTTCCATTTATCAATCGTTATAGCACGAACTTAATCAATACTTTCAACGTCAAGTACACAGTTAATATAGTCACGCTTATTCTTGGTTTTACCGGAAGTTTTAATAACTGTGAATGACTTATCTTTCATAATATTTGCAATGTCGTTAATTGAACGCTTGAAAGTTGCTGACTGACAGCTATAAACCTTTTTATCTGGTGTAATAATAGACATAATATTGACAGTCTCACCAGTTCCTTCTTTAACATCATCGAATACCAGAATGCCATCCACTGTGATATGTTCACCATCTTCAACATCTTTCAATGAAATAATTGATGGGGCAATAGTCATAAGGTACTGCTCCACTTCATTAAACTCTCTACTCATTTCTCTAATGTTAATCATAATTTTTTATTCTCCTTTTAATGTTTTAGTTTTTGTGAATGTTACTGCACTTCTGTTTCTTTTACTACACCGTTTCGTGGTGGCATTACTTTTGCACAGCTAATGAACTCCTGTTCAGTCATACCATACAATGTTTCAATTTCTTCCTTGCCAACAATGTGCACTGCCTTGAGTGTTTCTGTTTCAATAATCGGCTTTACTTTTTTCATGAGTGTTTCATCGTCCTTGTATGTGCGTGGAACAGTTACTACGTGATTAGATGGTTCACCAGACTGTACATCCAAGCACATAACATTTGCTTTTGTTGCAATAATTGTTCTTGTTACCATAGGTACTCTTGCCATAATTTTATTCTCCTTTTTCTGACTTTTTAGTTGTTTGTAATTTAAGTGCATTGCACCAGTGTACTGAGTAGGAATATAACCTGTATTTCAGTGCACATTTCCCCGATTTTTTCTTAAATAATTTAAACATAAATGATACAACTATTGGGTGCTCTTGGCATAATTTTGTCCTACTTTCTGGCTTTTGGATGTTTATAGTTTAATAGACACAACAGGTGCATTATTACACCAACGGACTGGGCAGGAATCGAACCTGCGTTCCCAGTGTGCATGACCTCGTAAAACTAATTCAATTTACGCATGATTGATGTATTCTCAATCGGAGACTTACCGTCTTGTCCACCAGTCCAAGGGGGGTGAGAGGTGTATCTTTTTTCAGATACACCACTCTGGCAAATTAAAATAACTCTTGCTACTCTTTTATTATAGCAAATTATACTTGAAATGTCAATAGCTATTTGCAATTTTATTAGTAAAAATAACATTTCAAAATATGGATCTTGTACTTTTCAACAATATCATTGCACACAATTTTACTTGTTAATCCTGCTATCACTTTTTCTGATAAATTATTTATAGTATATCGCCATTTATGGAAAGAATTATCTATAACGTCTACAATCAATTTATCATCCACAACAAACACAAATGTCGAACATTTAATACGTCCTTTTAATCTATCTAAAGTAGTCCATTCATCTTTAACCGCTTTTTAATTACTTCTTTTTCTGTCATCATTTTTTAACTGCCTTTCTATTTAATATACTATTGAAAAAACCTATAATTCCCACTTGTTAGTTTTAACTAACTCCATGCATATTCCTAGTTTTTATTCGTGCTTCTTGGTGGTAGTACCTCTGCATATCTTATAAAATCTTCTTCATTCATGCCAAGTAATAATTCATTACATACTTGAGATTCTATGTGAACTAATTTTAGTTCGTCAGTCTGAAAAAGCCGTTGAAGCTTTTTTAATAGTTCATCGTCTGTATACTGTCCGCCTATATCGTAAGTCAGTATTTGCACTTCTGTCGTTGTTACATTTAACGTCATAACCTTTGCCGTTGTCTGCATAATCGTTCTTGTAATCATTCTTTTTCTTGTCATAATTTTGTTCTCCTTTTTTCTTTTTATATTTCCGCTTTATTGCGGTATAACCCTTGCTGTGACTTACACACAGCTGTCTGCTAGCAGGGTTGCTTTATCTACTCCCAGTAAGGGCAGTTCTCTCTATCATTTACATAGTATGTTTCAATTTCTTCTTCTGTCATATCATCATATCTACCGCACTCTGTTAATCCTGTTGAACTATCGTAATAACAATTTTGACAGTTTACACATATTCTCTTTATACTATTATTCATATTACCACCTTTTTTCAGTGCGTTTACACTTACCTTTCTTTATTTTACATCGTCAAACACTACAAGATAACTATTGTCTCTGGTTTCTAATCTCATACTCCCATCTGCTAAAAACCAAGAACAAGTAAATTGATATGTATTATGTGAACAAATGCTAAATTCGGTTGCACCCTCTGTACTGCAATATTCATCATAACATCTATCCCATGCCACTTGTTTTGCGTCTGACCATTTATCATATATTTGCCATAAGTGTGTGCCTTCCCATTTTGTACCTATATCAATCAATTTCTTTCCTAGTGCTGTACTTGCTTTTACTATTCTCATATCACTTTACCGCCTTTCTACAAATAAAAACCGCATTCTTCATCATATAAATCGTTCCAAAGTGCATCTAATGTTTTCCAAATAATAAGCTGATGTCTAACTGATTCAGAATCAACGCCCAAAGTTTCCTCATAAAGGCATAAAGTTTCCCATGCCGTTGATACCTTTTCTCTAATTTTTTCTTTTTCGTTTTCCATTTTTGTTACCTCTCTTTTTTCTTATTTTTGTTTCTTCCTTGTTTATATATATAGAATACCACTTGCACTGTTAATTGTCAATCATTTTACCAAATAATAATACACAAAAATAATAAATAATATAATACAATTTTACTATTGACAGTACAATAATAATATAATATAATGGGGAAATAGTGTACCGCATTTTAGCTTAAAGGGGCAAA